TCGCTGGATCAAGTGTCACATTGAAGACTGTCTTCAGATCGTCCACAGTGCTGATTGCAACTTCTTTCGTGTTTGTAATCTCTGCGAGTTTCTTCAGGATCGCAGCGTTTCTTGTGGCTCTTGACTTCTTCGCGATCCACTTATTCAGGAAGCCCAGAATGTTTTCTGCTGTGTCCTGAAGAAGTTCGCGTGTTACTTTCAGGATGCCGCCCTTCTTGCCGATCTTGTACTTGATCTGTCGCAATTTCGGTGTTTCTTCCTCTCCGAACTCTGCTGCTTCATCTACATCGTCCCATGGTGTTGAATCTGCATCTTTTTCAAGCACTCTGCTTCCTGATAATGTGCTGACAGGCTCAACATTGACATACTGTTCAAGGTCATCATCTGTCCTTCTTAATTCGTGGATGTCTGTCTGAATGTCCTGTGGGACTGTGAAGCCGCCGTCCTCGTCTGTCTTCTCCGACATTGCATCCATGATCTTCTTGTCTTTCTCGTCCATTTTTGTCCTGCGCATTCCGCAGACAATACGATTGACAAATGCACGCGCAATGTCTTTCTTTGAAGGTGTTTTGTCTTTTCCTTCAACCCTTGTTGCTTCATCCTTGTCAAGCTGGTCTTTGATGTCCTCGTCCTCGTCCTCTTCCAAGTCCATCAGGATGTTGAAACGATCCTGCATGTCCACAAGTTCTGCTTTTGCTTCCTTTGCTTCCTTTGTCTTTCCCTCATTCACAAGGGCTTTGATTGCGTTCTTTTTGTCGTTGATCTTTCTCAGCAACGCTCTTGCTTCTTTGCTCATTGCTTTTCCTCCGTTTTCTTAAATTCCATACATGTACAGATCGCCCAGAATTTCTTCTGTTTCGTCTGCCTGCTGTTGTCTTGCTTCGATGTCTTCAGCTGTTTCAGTCTTCATTCCTGTTGGCGCATGTTTGAATCTGTCTATCATGTAGCCGACACATGCTGCGACTGCTTCCGCTGATTCATCCACTTTGATGTTGAAATAGTCTGAAGCGCGACACTCTGATGCTTCGCTTTCTGACATCCATGTTTCTGCATTGATCAGTTCTTCAAACTGGTCTGCTGTCACGCCTTCCTTTGCTTTTGTCATGTAGATGTCTGTGATCATCTGCTGACAGCTGTCAAGCTGGCTTATAACCGCCGCGAAGTCGTCTGCATTGCCCCACGCCATTGTCAGCGGCTTGTGAATCATAATCTGTGCGCCTGTTGACACAATAATG